AGGGAGGGCAACACACGGAAATTGTTATACATCACGGCCGCGTTGTATGCCGCGTCGTCTGATAAAGACGACGCTGTCGCAGGGGTGTTAGCCTTAACAGTCTGCGCGGTGCGCAGCGCTGTTTGTGACTGTGTATCGGCAGTCTGCGCAGCGCCCTCCGGCGATTGCTGAATGTTCGGCGGCGCCTGTCCGGCAGGTACCGCAAAGTTATTCGGCACCGCCTGTAGTGGCGCGACCTTACCCTCATACCCCTGCTGCGCGAGAGTTTGCTCTTGCGGTGTGCTAGTTGGTGACGACAAGGCGCCTTGGTTCACAACTTTCAATGCTGTTTCAGGATCATGATTGGTAGCGGCCACCGTCGCAGCTCTAAGCATCTCCGCATCTGATTCCTTGTGGCCTTGGGCGATATACGCAGTTTTTAAAGCGTCCCATGCCTCCATTTGCTCTTGCCCTTGAGCCGCCTTGATCATCGCGTCTTGCGTCTGCGCAGACACGAGGCCGTTACGCGCCTGAGCGGTGGCAATAGCCGCGTTCAGCGCCGGGCGGTTAACTTGACCGAACAGGTCGGCCAGGGCGCCGCTCGTGGTTTGCCCTTGCGGAATTACCTGGTTGCCGGGTACTGACATTATGAGGGTCCTACTGTGCTTCCGTAGAGGCTGGCGGCGCCTGCATTGTTTAATTGACTTGGGCTTGAAGTATAGGCATTAGGCGTACTGCTGGGCGCAAACCACCCGTTAGTCGCCATGCCTTTTCCTGCGGCGCCTACGCCGCCGGCAAGGATCGAAGCCCACGGATTGGGCTGACTCGCAGTCTGCGCACGCAATTGGTTGACGAAGTTCGTCATTTGCGATTGGCCGCCGAGCAGGTTCAGGTTCGTTCCGAGGGTCTGCATGGCGAGCCCTTCATTTTGCCGTTGGCGCACGGCTGAGTCGAGAGCACTCATTTGACTCGCTTCCGTATTGCCATACTGCTGCGACTCCTTCTGCGACGCCGCCGTGCCTGCTTGATATTGCTTACTCGCGCCACTAATGGTCTGCGGCAGGGCAGAAACCGGCTGCCCGAACGTATTACTATTGGTCCCTGTCGAACCGCCTGCGGCGCTGCCCGCTTCGTTCTTGCGCAGGTTGTTGACAAACGCAGTCTGGTCTTGATCCGCGATTTGCTGCGGGTTATTAGTATTGATTTGTTGCGTCAGCGATTTAACCTGATCGTTTGCTTGCTGCCGAAGCTGCTGCTGTTGTTGCAAATTCTGCACTTCAGTATTTTGCGCACGGCTATTCGCAGCAGACTGATTGACCTGCTGGCCTGCTGCGCTGACCGCAGCTAAAATCAATGGAACGTAGAATTCTTCGGTGCCCAAAGTGCTTGATTCCTATAAAGTTTTACGTTTTCGGTCCTTTCGGATACGCGGCGCTGTTCTTCAGCGGCCCGTGCGCGGCGACCGCGGCTTTATTGATGCCGGCCGCAACCCCGAGCGACTTCTGCGCACCGATACCGGCGCTGCGCGCGCCGTACTGCCCAGCGTTCAACGCTCGCGACAATTGGTTCTGGTTGCTGCCAGTGATCGGTAGCCCTGAGCTTTTGCCTTTGAAAAATGCAGTGCCCATCAGCCGCCCCACGTGTTGGTTGTCTGTGCATTCTGCGCCGCGCGCCCTGCCGCTTGCACGTAGGGGTTAGCTGTGTTCACGGGATTGGTATTTCCGGGCGCACCGCCGCCGGTAACCTTTTGCCCAATCTGCCCTATGGCGCCCCCGCCGCTTAGCGCGCCCACACCGGGGTCATTGTTAACCATGTTGTTTATACTGCCGACCCATCCGCCGATAGGTGCATGCCCGAGTCCTGCAGCGTTACTGCCCACGTTGGGCGCGTTTGTCGCCCCTACGGTTGCGCCAGGGCCGCCAGCGCTATAGCCGCCGTTGGCGCCTGCGAGAGTAGCATTCACGCCGGTATATGGCCCAGTGTTGGGTCCGACTTGAACACCAAGCGTATCCTGGTACTTGTGCGAGCCGGGTAGATCCAGGTCTTGGAACAGTGGATTACTCGCAAGTTTCGAGAAAAATGTACCTGAGCCCACGGCTATCCTCCCCTAGTTGGCGGCGTGGAATTGCCGCCGCCGCTGTACGCCGAAGCGCTGTAGTTTGTACCGAACGGATTCTGCTGCGCCTGCCGGTTTGCCGCCGCTGTCGCTTCGCTGTTGACTATGCCCGAAGTCCCCGCAAACAGGTTTTGAATCGCGTTCGCGTTGCCGTAATTCTGCGCAGCACCCAGCGAGGCGTTCTGTGCAAGGGAGGTTGACGACGGGATTGCGCCCGTAAAATTGCCCTGTTGCGCCAAGCCGATCAACTGATTCTTGGCATTGATGTCCGATTGCTCTAAAGCTGAGGTGCCGGAGGTCGCGGCTTGGGACGCTTGCAACAGCGCATTGGTGTAGTCCTTCTGCAATTGGGTGTTGGAGTCCGTCGCCGCCGAGCCGCCCGTCAACCCGCTTCGGGCGTTCGCAAATTTCAAATTGCGTGCGTTGACCGCCTCTTGGTTGTTGACGTTAGTATCGTAGTAATTTTGCAGCTGCGTACCATACTGCTGATACTCCTGCTGGCGCTGCGGGCTTGAGTACGCGCTGTTGATCTGATTGACAGAATTTTGGATCGCCTGTTGCTGCTGAGCATTCGCCGCATTGGCCGCATTGGCAGCGCTATTTCCGGTACCCATTAGTGCTTAACCCTCGAGAATATGACGGCGTCTGCGCCATCGGCGCAGTATCTCCAGAGTGTGGCCTCGCGAGTATAGCCCATGACTCCGTACCAAGTCTCGATTTGAGGTCGAGCAGCCAGCCGGTTGGCCGGGCAAATGCACTCAATCCGGTGCGCCTGGCCGCTTAAGAACATGGCATTCATAGCGCGCCGGCAGATGCGGGTGACGTGGAACCAATGCTTTGCCCAAGCGTCAGGGGTCGTAAGCATAAAGTCCCGGTACACGCCCGGCCGCTTGGGCACAAAGCCGCCGATCACGATCGGCTCATCGTCCGCCTTGATCACCCACTTAGGGCCAGGCACTGTAAAGTTCCCGATGGCTGCGCCGTCGATATCGTACTTCTGCCCGGTCAACGCCTCTAGTTGCTCGCGCTCATCCTGCGGCATGTTGATACACACCTTGATGAAATCGAGCAACAACGGGTCGGTGTAAGTCTGAATCATCCAGTTCCCCCGCCGCCCGATTGGTCCGACAGATAGAAATTTGTCGCGTCCCATGTCCAGTTATTGGCCGTCGTGACGCTGCCGGGGAACGTCAGAATAGGCGAGAAGCTAGGCGAATTGATCGGCAGCGGTATCGGCTGCCCCGGCACGGTGTCTGCCAAACTGACGGTATACGGCACCGTCACCCCGGTTGAAACGGAAAAACCGGCATTGTCGTTGAATGTCGTAGGATCTTGCTGATTGTAGGCAATTTGCACATTGCAAAGGCCGGTGCCGACAAGGTCCAGGCCGATCAGCATTTTGTTTATACCAAGATTGCCCATGTCCATGTACGGCCACTGTATGACGCTGCTGAACGTTGTGTTGGTGCCAGAGCCGCCTATGGGCGGAACGGCATCATCCAGGCCGATCGTCGTTGCGCTCAATTGCCACACAAGGCTACCCGTGGTGCGCAGGTACAAAGACCCGGAGTTCAACGTCGCATCTGTGACTGCTTGCGGGAAAAGGTACCGACTCCATGACTTCGTGCCTGCGGTGCCGTTGATAGTCAGGATGAACGCTTGATTGCCGAAGAACAACCAGTATTGTCCGCGGGCCGGGTAGTAGGTCGAAAGCGGCCCACTTATGCCGGTGTAGAGCCCTGATTGACTTTGCGCGACGATGAGGGGATCGACCGGTTGGCCTGTATTTCCAACAGCCATGTTGGCAGTGGGACCGACCGTTCCAAGATTCCTAACTCCGACTTCGGTAAGAAATAGAAGATCATTCGCGACACTCTGAGCAGCTTGCGGCCAAGTAGAACCAATAGGTTGCGCATCGAGTAGCGCCATATTCGCGGGGTCCGGGTCGATCTGCCACATCTGATACCCGCCAGCATTAAACACCATGAGATTTGAGCGGTATATCGCCAAAACCTGGACCGGATTGTCGCCATAATTGTTTAGCCCTGTGGGCAAGTACCCCGCGTTATTCGTGCTCGACCAATCAATCGGGTTGACCGCGGCCGAGTAGTTCACGATGTCATTGTCTTCCGCGAACACGTGTGAAGCGCCGAGCGCAACGCCGATGGTCTGCGGGTTATTGGTATCCATCACATGCCGGTCAACCGTCTCCCAGGACATGCTGGTAAACGTCGTGATGTACCCGTTCTGGTTCGAGAACGTGCTGAAATCGTGGACGAAGGTGCCTATTGCCGTGGGGAACGCGGGCGTTGAGAATCCCGACTGCATCAGCGGGATCGCCTGCCACGTGATGATGGACGTACCAACAGCCTGCCAGGTAACAGTGTTGTCAATGACTTCGGCCCCAAGCGTTGTGGGCCATGTCGGCTGCGTCGCTGCGGAAACGCCGGAGAGCGCTTGCACCGCCTCGAATAGAAAGTTAGTGACTGGTGCAGGCGTTGCCAAGTTCCATTGGACTAGATCCGCATACCCGGCATTGCGGCCACCTGTGCCGGAGCCTGCGCGGATGGCGACGCGAGCGTGCGCGGCGCCAGTAGGCGCATTGCCTGTCACTGAGACTTGCCGGTACCCGCCGCCCTCCTGCGCGCCGCTCCGGGTGAAACTCAAGAGCGTGTCGGCCGAGTTGTACCAATTGATCTGTAGCCACAGCTCGAGGTTCGATCCGCTGTTGTTCGGGTTCAGATACGCCGTCGCCGTGACGCTCTGGCCGGCCGTCACGAGGCTATAGCTCGTCATCGTGGCGTATGAGCCGTCAGCGCCGAAACTGCCCGTAGAGGGGATTGTTATGTCTTCAGTACCCTGGTATGGCAGTGTCGCATCGTACGCCCAAAGGCATGTGCCGCCCGAATCGGTGAACGTCCAACCGCCTGCGCCGCTCCCGCCTTCAAAGTCGCCGTTCGGGATCGCGTTCAAGAACGCACCCTGTCCTGAGGTTGGGATGACTACGGAGCCCGGCGGGTAGGTCGTACCGGCCTTCCACGTCGTGACCTTGGTCGAGGCTAGGGTCAGCGTCGAAAGTGTGTTGGAGGTCGCAAAAACCCCTGAGTTTGCAATTGTAGCCGAATCACCATAGCGGTCGGTCAGGGTCGATCCGAGCGCGGCGGCGGTCGAGTAAACGCTGTTTCCTTGCGTTGTGCCCGCGTCCGTAGTGGACAGATCGAAGTCGCCAAACTCCTGCACAATGCCGCCGGCAATCGTCGGCCAAACCGGCTCCGCAGCACCTGTGTGCACGGGGTTGCCGGCCACGGCGATAGCCTGGTAGGCAAACCCTGTTGCGGTGTTCGGCTCAACGTACGAGCCTGACGTGATGGTCGTATTCGCGGTCCAGTTGGGTTGCGACGGGAAATCACGCACGCCTTGGTACGCCAGCCCATTGACGACGGGCGGCAGCACAATGCTCGCGCTCGTGTAGTCCGTAGTGCTCGTCCACGTGCCGTTGTTCTGCAGCCAGTAATGCCAAATGTCGCCGTTGTTGAATTGCGCAACGACGTAAGGGAATCCCATGAAGGGCTTCGCAAACCAGATCTTTACCGGCGTCGCGGTTACTAGGTTCGGGTCCGAAAGGACGTTCAGCACATAGCCCGACGGCAGCGCGGCGGTCGAGTACTGGCTTGAAAATATATTGAAATTGCCGTTTGCCGCCATAAGCCCGACGCTGTTCGTTGTCGCAAGCGTCGCCGTGCGAATCGTACCCTCTCTGGGGTCGATCGAACCCGCGTTGGTGATATACGCATTCTGCAAGTCATAAAGCTGATTGGCAGCCGCGCCGCCTTTTACGCGCAGCCGGTTGATGCCACCAGCTAGGACAGTGAGCGGGTAAGCTCTCACGATCCGCCGCCACCATTGTCAAATTGGATCAGCGTAGGCCGCACGGCTGGCGGCACTGCGATTGTCCCTGGCAGGTAGTGCGCGGTCTGGTGCGTAGCCGCGATCAACTCCGCTCGGTAAGCGTTTGCCTGCGCCTCGATGTTGTTCGCATCCGGTTGTCCATAGTGCGACTTAGCGTTGGCGAGCGCATGCAGGAATACCAATTCGCTGTCAATTGTGGTCGATTGTGTCGAAAGCGTGAACGGCATCAAACCAAAGTGGCCCTTCATCCACAGCCAATAAGTCTGATCGGGCGCCGGGTAGAGCTCAATCGAGCCGCGAATCTCATAGCGCGCAGGGCGCCACGGCTTCGTAATCATCGTGTAGAGCTGTGGCGGAATGCCCTGGATCAGCGGATACCAGACGTTGCGCGAATCCTGAATGCCGGCCCACTCGATAGTCTTGGCGTAGTCCGGGTTCACACCCTCGAGCACGTTCTCGTCATTGTCCAGCAACGAGTAGTACCGCTGGCCGGGGTTCACTTTCCAGCGGA